GAATACCCGTCATTGTCGGCCTTGCCCCCGCCGGCACGCTTGTTGGAGGTCTGAACGATAGTCACCATGGTACTTTCCTTTCAGGTTGGCCCGATCATTGGAAGAAGGGGGCGGGCATGAGGCCCGCCCCCGTCAGCCGTTCAGGCCCTAGGAGGTCCCGCTGACGCGGGTCGCCAGTTCCGGGTAGATCGCCTTGACCCCGTACAGGATATCGGCGCGGATGATGTCCACATCGTTGTCGATGTCGTAGTCCTGCACGATTCGCACGCTGAGGCCCATCTGCTCGTCGGTCTGGCGGGCCTTCCACGTCGCCCCCCGCGGCATTTCGAGGGGCACCATCACCAGGGCAAAGGCGTTCGGGTGGAACACCAGGTTCTGGGGATAGGCCGTGGCCGCCGTTCCGAAATACACGATGGTCGCACCGTTCCCGGGCGCCACCGAGACCGTCTGGTACGGGCCGGACGTGATGATCGGCGGCGAGATGGTGAGCGTGGTGTCCGAGGTCGTGGTGGCGTTGGTGGTCACGTCCGCCTTGAGGACGAATTCCTGGAGGAAGTCCAGGGGGTCCTTGGAGACGGGGTTGACGGCGAACACGCCGTCGAGCGTGATCACGTCGCCCTGCTTGAGGTCTTTCGAGGCGTCCCAGCCGTCCGTCACCAGCGATTGCTGGTAGGACGTGAGAACGGTCGAATAGGCCACTCCCTGGCTCGCCCCGTCCACCAGGGGCGTGCCCGTGCCCTCGCCAACGGTATGACGCTGCACGTTCTGGTCCTGGTAGGTTTCGAGGTTCGCCACCCGGCCCAGCCTGCCGCGACGGTAGGCTTCGACGGATGCGCCACGCTCGCCGGGGCCGTCGAAGGTGAGGCCGGCGAGGTTGCCCGCCATCGCCCACGCATCGGCAGGGGACATCACGGCATGCCGCATGTCCTGCGGCACGGCCATCTCATCGAGCCGCTGCGGGGCCTTCGAGAGGTCCGCGAACGAATCGATGGTCTGGCCCGGCGTGCCCACCCAGCTCGGGATGTCCTTGTAAAGCGCGAGCAGGTCGCGGTCGCACACGTTGGCCAGAGAGATCATGGCGGGCTTGATGTAGCGCTCGGAATAGCGCGAGATCGACAGCGTGAGGTCCTGGGTCGAGAAGTTCCAGGACACGTGCTTGCGCTTGTCGATCGTGATGGAGGTCGAACCCTCCTCCACGTCCTGGTTGCTCCGGGTCGCACCGTCGGTCGCGAGGAACTTGACGGGCTTTCGGATGGAGATGGATTCGCCGACCTTCACGAACTCCTTGCGGTAGTCGCGATGGACCAGTCCACCCATCACCAGGTTGTTCTTGAGCTGGAACAACGCCTCCTTGGCGATGATATCCGGCGTCAGAAGTTGCTGGGTCATCTATCTGATCTTTCCTGAGAGGCGCGCCTGCTCGTACTCCTCCTGGCTCATCCTTGAGGGGTCGCGGGTATTGCCGGCGTCCCCGGGGCCAACGGTGGGCACGGGCGCGGGCGCGCGGGTTGGGGTTCGCCGCGGTGGCTCTGCGGCCTGCCGTGGCGGTGAATTCGGTGGGCTCGCCTCTCCGGCGCCCTCAGCCTCTGCGGCCCCTTCGTCGGTGTCCTTGCCGGCCTTGCCGGCGTCGGCCTCCTCGGCCGCAAGCCGCGTCTCGATGCGCGTGAGTTCCCGCGCGGCGGCGACAGGCGCCAGCTTCGAGATGCGGTCCAGGTCCTCGCGGTTCTTCGCGAGATGGTAAGCAATGTCCGGGCCTACCTCGGATTCGAGGATGAATTCGTAGATCGCCCCGTTGATCGGGAGAGTGCGGTCGTAGACCACGTCCCGGTAATCCTCGTACTTGTCTTCCGCGGACTCCTCGCGCTCGCGGAGCTTCGCGACACGGCCGGCGAATGCGGCCTCTTCCTCGCGGGCCCTCTCGGCCTCGGCCTGGCGCTTGGGGGCCTCCTCGGCCAGCTTGACGCGCCGCTCGGTCCATTCGCCGAGCGCCTCGGCCCATTGGTCCTGGTCGTAATCGAAGTCCTCGAGCTTCGGGCGCGGGTCGTCGTCTCCGGCCTTCGCGGCGGCATCGTCGCCTTGGCCGTCTTGCGCTTCCCCGGATGAGACGCGCTCCTCGCGCAGTTGCCGGACCTCCTCGGTCAGTTCGCGCACTTGGCGTTCCATGGCGCGACGTTCGCGGCGGGCGCGGGAGCGGCGCCGCGGTCGGCGCTGTTGCCGGCCTTCCTCGTCTTCACCCTCTCCGGCGTCGTCGGACTTCCCTTCCTCGCCGGCGGCCTCCTCGGCCTTGCGGGCGCCCGGCTCGTCCTCCGCGCCCTCCTCCCCTTCTTCCTCGTCTTCGCCCTCATCGTCGGCGTTCTCCTCGATCAGCTCCTTGAGGGTCTCGGCCTCGCGCCTCTTCGCCTCCGCGGCAGCGGCCTGTTCGGCCTCGGCGGCAGCCTTCTCCTCGGGCGTCTGTTCCAGCTCGTCGGGCAGGCGCTCCGGGCTCTGCTCCCGGAACACGGGGTCGATGAACGTCTCGCCCTGTGCCTCGCCGGAGGGGATATCCTGGTGCTCGGGGTTGACGGGGGGGATATCGGTCATTGTCGCGGTCCTTTCGCAGGCCCCTGGCCTATCCGGCCGGTGCGCAGGCATGAAAAAAGCCGCCCAGGGGCGGCTCTCTTCGGTAGTGGTGTAGGGTTCCCCTAGTTGGCCTTGATGCGCCCATCGGACGCGATGCGGTAAATCTCGCCGTTCGCCGCCTCGGCGATCAAGTCATCGCCGTCACGGCGCAGTTCGATGATGGGCCAGCGCGTGGGAAGCTGGCAGACGAACTCGAAATCCCGGGCGGTGGGGGTGTAGTCGATCACGCGGCCCCCACCACGGACAGCTTGTGCCCGTGGAAGCCGTCGACGCCGAAGAACCGTTCCACACCGGTCGGGAGCCTCATGCTAGAAGCGCTCGCGCTGGGGTTCTGGCCGACGGCATAGTGGCAGTCTGCGTCGGCGATGATGCTAACGAATTCCGTGGTCTTGCGGAAACTCGCTCCGGTGACCGCCCCGCCGCCGAAGTCGAGCACCTGCACAACATCGGCAGGCTCGCGTGGCGCAGGCAGAGGGGTGCCATCTTTTGTCTTTGCGCAGTACTGGTATTCGGCGACCCACAGCTTGGCCATGTCCTACCTCGTCATCAGTGTGCCCATGTTGGCGATGAGCGCGCGGCATCGCTTCGATGGAGACGACCCACCACCGCCGGGAACGCTCCCGCTGGCCACCAGCGAGCCGCTCCCGGCCAGAGCCCCGGCGCCCTTCTGCACCACGAAGGCCGCCCCCGCAAGGCTCCCACCCCCGGCCAAGGAGACGGACGACTGCTGGAGCACCCGGGCTGCTGCCGAGAGCCCGGCGGCGGCGGCGAGAACAGCCGCGCCCTGCACGATCTCCGAGGCTATCTGTCCCACGGCCGCCAGCGCGCCCGACCCCGCCATGACTGCGGTGGCCTTCACGCGCACCAGCGCCGAACCGGCCAAAGAAGCGGCACCGGCGAGCACGACAGCAGCCTTTTGCGCCACGAGGGCAGTCCCGATCAGGCCAGCGGACCCGGGGAGGACGGCAGCAGCCTTCTGTAGCACCAAGGAAGCCGCCGCGGCGTCCCCGCCCCCGGCCAAGATGGCCGCGCCCTGCACAATTGACGCCCCGGCCGTGTAGGTCCCGGTGAGCTCGCCCGCAAAGACCCGCTCCTCGGCCGAGTCCCCGCCCTTGTTCTTGGTGATCCCGAACCGGATCTCGAGGCGGGCGCCGTCCCAGGCGGCCTTGTCCGCCGACTGCCCCGAAGCCGTCAGCGCGAAGCCAACCACCGAGGAGTTGGTCGGGGTGGTCGTGGTGATGTCCGAGGCAAGCGTCACCTCGTCGGTGAGCGCCGTGCCGCCGCTGTCCACCGCGCGGGCGGTCAGCGTGTCCCAGGTGTTGTTCGAGAGCGCCGAGCCCAGCCCGTAGCGGAGCCGGACTGAAAGCGTGTCCATGCCCCCGAAGTCGGCCGGCACGTCGTCGAGCTCGAAGATGGCGAGCCCGGTGTGTGTCGTGTTGGCCGCATCGTGGACGTTTTTGTTGTCGTCGGCCGAGGCGATGGCCTGGAGCGCCGGCTCGGTGCCGGTGATCGCGGTGTCGCTCGACGACCCCGACAGGAACGTGCCGGGGACGATGATGCCGAGGTCAGCCATCTCAGCCCGTCATCTTTCCTGCCTGGCCGCAGGTCGCGCAGGTCTCGCCCGGACGCGGGAAATCGTCGCAGGATGATATTCCAAGTCCGTCCAGCGTCGGCTTGACGTGCTCGATCCAACGTGAGTCAGCGCTTACCGCGCCCCATGAGTTTAACTCGCGCAGAAGCCCACAGGCCCAGCGCCGGCCGGGCACTGTATCTTCCTCAAGGAACCGGCAGGGCTCCCCGCGCAGCCAGCAGCAATGATCGTCCACGCCGCAAATCGGCTGCGCGAACTGCGCCATCGGATCAATCTTCGGTTATGTCTAGATCTCCGGCGGGGAACTCGAAGGTGTCCCCCGCGTTCACGACCTTGCTCGCGGCCAAGGCTCCACCGTAGAGGAAGTTGCCGTCAGTCGCGGCATCCCATATGCCAGCGTGCGTCACGGTGACGGCAGGCATGTCGGTGAACTGGATCGCCGCCGCGTTATCCACGAGCCCGCCGGTGGCGTCGTTCCAACCCGTGCCGCGGGTCACGCTCTGGCGCGCGTAGGACCCGCCCGTGACCTCATCTGCGCCGGTTTCCCCAGGGTCCGCCGTGTGGAGGGACACGTGGACTGCCGCGGGCGCCGTGTAGTCGGCGTTGAACACGTGGTCCAGCAACTCGTTCTCAAGGAAGTCACTCTTGCTCATCGGTCCGCTCCGCGAGGTTGTAGTCCACTACGGCTCCTTCACGCCCTGCAACGCGGCCATCTGCTCCTTGGCGCACATCATCGCGGCCTTGAGGCGCTTCTTGTCCTTCCTGATCGCCCTGGCCTCGGTCAGGGTCTTGAGGTCCGCTTCGGCCTGCCACTTGGCCTCGCGCTCCTTGTCGGTCTTGAGAGTTGATACGTAAGCCATGATCGTCTCCTATGCGATTCCGTGGGTGTGGTTGTTGGCGCCGGCCGGGGCGAACGCCACCGATCCGTCCGGCTGCTCGACGGCCTGGTGCGCATGGCCGTCGTCCACCGAGGTCATGGCCTCGCCCGGGGTCCACGCGTGGGTATGCCCCTCCGCCTCAGTGAGCATGACTGGTTGTTGCTGGCCATCTCCGCCCCCGAGGACGCGCGCGACGGCGGCCTCGACCTGCTGGGTCACCATGCGCTCGATCGCGCCGCCTTGGACGGCAAGCTCGACCGCCTTCCGCATGTTCTCGAGCTGCTTGCCCTCGGTCTCGGCCTTGGTCTTCTCGACCCCGGCGGCGGTCTCGGCGTCCTCGCGGGCCTGCTCGCGCTGGTTGGCCTCGACTTCGGCCTGCGCCTGGATCTGCTCGGGCGTCGGGGGCGGCGGCGGGGGCGGCTCCTCGCCCTCCTTGGGTTCGACCAGCCCGGGCGGCAGTGTCTTCCTGAGCCGCTCGGCGATCTCATCGGCCCCGGGCCAATCGAGGTTGGACACCAGGATGTCCAGGAAGAGGGCCGCCTTGTCGGGGACCGCCTGGGCGAGGCCGAGCATGCCCTCGGAGGCCTCGGCGCGCTTGGTGCCGTAGGAGGGCCCGGTCACCACCACCACGTCGTACTCGCCGCGGGAGATGTCGTTGAGAAGCCGCGTCTCGCCGGTTTCCGGGTCCTGCACCGGCTGGTTGATGGGCACCATCTTGGTGCTGTCGTCTTCGCCCAGCACCCGGACCACGCGCTCGGTATCGTAGATGCGCGGGATCAGGTCGACCAGGATGTGGCCGGCATGGCGCAGCGCCCGGCTCAGGTTGTCGGCATAGGTAAAGGTGCCGGTATCGCTTTCCCGCTGGCGGGCGAGGATGGCCTTGCCCGATGTCTCGTTGGAGCGCTGGCCGAGGCCGGGATCGTAAATCCCGATCACGCCCTTCATGTCATCGGCGGCGAGCAGGACCTCGTTGTGGATGCTCTGGGAGCCCATCTGCGGCGCGTTGCGCTGGGGCGCGGCCCCGCGGTTGTTGCTGTCCGGGGTGTAAGGCAGATAGGGCAGATTGCGCCGGTTGGCCTCCTCCCACAGGTGCTTGTAGCCCTCGATATTGGTGGCGGTCACCATGAACGGCGCCTTGGGCTCGAGTGCGATCTTCTCGGTCTGGGCGCTGCGCCAGATGTTGTAGAGCCGCTGCGGGTCCTTGGCGAAGCGCACCACGCCGTGGCGGACCAGCTTGTGACCGACGTAGATTTCCTCGCCCACCACGGGAACGATCGGAATGTGGCGGCCCGCCCACTCATACGGACCCTCGAGTACTTGCGTCCCCGTGATCAGGCGCATCTCAACCTTGTTGCGGAACACCTTGCGGCTCTTGAGCACGCGGTAGGAGTTGCCGGCGCCATCGAAGACGAAGCCATCGACGGGCGGGGTGTCCGTCGCGTCCAGCGTCCGCCCGTCGTCCAGGAGCACGAGAAGGCGCTGCTCGGGGGTCTTGGTCCAATACTCGGCGACCCGCACGTTGTCCTTGGAGAACCAATCACCGAGCCATTGCTGGTTGGACGAATCGGTGAAGTCGAAGCCGCTGGTGTCGGCCTTGGGGTAGCGGGCCTCGAAGGTGGCCCGGCCAAGGGTCTCCTCGACGAAACAGTAGCGCGCGTCCGCTTTGTTGATCTCCACCGCGTCCGGGTCCCAGGTCACCGCGCGGAAGTTCGTGATGCGCCGGATGCGGATGTCCTGATCGAAGGTGTCGTCGGACGAATACTCGGTGTTGATCCGGAAATGCCCGATGCCGCATTGGGCCGCCTGCTCGGCCGCGAGATGATAGGCGGCCCCGGCGTCGGACTGTGCCTCGATGTGCCGGATCAGGCCCTCGTAGATTTCCGCGATCTCATCGTCGGCGTTGTCGTCGCCCGGCCTGATCTTGATCGAGGGCTTGTTCTGGCGGATATCGCCCGAGACCTGGTGGACGAACTGAGGAAGCCGGTTGACCGTGAGGCAGGGCCGCCCGTCCTCCTGACGCTGGCGGACAAGCTCATCGGGCCACTGCTCGCCGGCCAGGAACTCCAGGTCCTCCTCGGCCCACTCGCGGTTGTCGAACTCGGCGTCGGCCGCGCGCTGGTAGCGCTCACGGGCGATGCGCAGCAGCTCGGCATCCTCGCCGCCGATCTTCTCGTCGGGGAGCGGCTGGCCCTTGATCGGCTTGGCTTCGGCCATCTACGCCCCCATCCAGGACTGCTCCCCGCCGGGCCACGGCCGGTGGGCGGTTGGGTCGAGCCGGCGCGTCTCGGCTATATGCACGGTCTCGGCGAAGGTTGTGGCGAGCGCGTCGGCGCCGTCCGGGCTGCGCCCGATCTCCTTGCGCACGTCCGCCTTCTTCTCGAGCGCGAGCCGGCGGTGGAAGTCTTCCTTGCCCTTCGGGCCCGTCAATTCGCCGTCCAGGATGTCGTCGTCGGGGATGTCGGCGCCACCCGCGTCCCTGAGCCAGTCGCGCACCCGCCCCCAGATTTCGGCTCGCTTGTTGAGGTACTTGCGCGGGTCCTCCGCCCGCCCCCCGAAATCGACCAGCGTGAGATTGCGGTAGCCGCGGTCCTTGAGGATATCGTGGACCTGGGCGCCGCCGCCGCCGGTGTCGATGAACACCATGGCGGGGTGGTGCTTGTCGATGTGCCGGGCGAGCCTCGCGGCCACACTCACGGCGTCCTTGTCGACGAAGCGATCGTAGACCTTGCGGCCCGCGGCCCGGCCCTGGCGGTCCATGATCACGTTGTCGTCGCCGCCCTCGCCGCCGCCGCCGGTAGCCACGTCGACGCCGAAGACCAGGGGCGCGTGGTCCTGGCCCGGGGCACGGAAGGCGCGGGCGCGGGCCACCAGATCGCCGCCGATGAACGCCCCCTGGCGGGACGCTCGGAACGCCTCGTCGACGGTGGACGGATATTCTTGGCGGAAGCGCCAGCACAGGTCGTCCGTGGGCTCGCCATCTGCCGTGGCAAGCTCGATGTTCTTGAGGTAGGCCCAATAGGTCTGGCACTCATCGAGGCCCTTGGTCCGGGCGTATTCGGCCAATTCAGGGCTCGGCACCCAATCCCCGGGCGGTTCCACCGCATACTCGCCGTGCTCGAACCACGGGATGAAGATCAGCTCGAATTCACCCGTCTTCCGTTGCGCGGCCATCGCCGTGTTGTAGAAGAACCCGCCGAGGCCGTTTGCCGTGCCCTCGAGGATCACTTCGCTCCCCGGCGCCTTCGGCACTGCCTGCAAGGCACCGGCCGCGTGCTCGGCCGCGTGGGGCCAGAGGCCTACTTCAGATCCGTGGAAAAGCTGGAAGGTGAAGGAACGCCCGGTGCCCTTGGACCCGGCGGTTCCGACCTGGAAGCCGCTGTCAAGTGCGTCGAAGGAGAGTTCCTTGGCGCTCGCCGCCCCGGTGTGCGGTGCCTGCGGGTTGTTCTTGTGGAAGCGCGCCACCATGTCGAACACGTTGTCGGTGGCGTCCTGCTCGTGGGTCAGGATGAAGGCCCGAAGCCCTCTGTTGCGGCTGACCCGGTGGTAATATCTGGCGCTGACGTAGGTCGAATTGTGAGAGACGACGCCCTCGCAGACGAAGGTCTGCGTTGAAGTTTGCAGGTCAATCATCTCGCGGACGCCCAACGGCTCGACCGAGACAACCGCAAGCCAGCCATTGCCGATCTTTTTACCAGGCAAGCTCTTGCCTTCCCACCAGCGCAAATCTCGGAAACGAACCGGCTGCGTCTGGCCGACAAGCCGGAAGATTTCGGAGGAGCGCGTGAGCGAGAGCGCATGAACCGGCTTATTGCCGAGCTTGCTCGTCTCGCCGCCCTTGCGGCTATCGACGTATTCGCGAAAAGTATAACTGCGAGAGATGAGATACTGGCGCGCTCGATCCAGAACAGGCCCCGCCACTTGATGAACCACAGCTTCAACCCCAGCGCCACTGCGCGCCCGCACCGTCCCCTCGCCATCCAAGAGGCCGCCGAACCACGCATCTTCAAGGCCCTGCTTGCCCCATGGCGCGGTCACATACTTTATAAAATCGCCCGCCCTGGTGTCCCCGACCTCGCGCCATTGGCAGTAGTCGCCGCCGCGCTGGCGGGTTAAAAAGCGATGTTCGGCAGTCGCGATCAACTCAACGCCGTTCTCAAGGACGAGCTTGAAGGCCGCTTTCCGCACCGAGGCAACAACTTCGATCCTGCAAGTGCGGAGCTTCCGATCCCGACCTTTGCCACCAGGGATATCTTCGTCGGTTGCGACAAGCTCATCTCCGACGCTCACTTCTTTGAGTGGCACCCAGCGGTGACCGGCGGTCAAGACCCTCATACTTGGCGCGAGGCAGACTCCGGGCTGACGAGCTTTCACGATCACCTTGCGCACCATGCCCGTGCGCCGCTTCTGGTCTTCGATCTCGGCATGGACGCGGCGCTGCACGGCGTTGAGGCGGAGCAGCATGTCCGCCCCTTTCTTGGGCCTGATCTTGAGGCAGTCGGCCGCGAACACCCTCAGATCCGCGTCGTACTTCGCCTTGTTGGCGTCGATCTCGGCCAGCCGGCCCCGCGCCTTCATGCGGGCCGCCCCCCGGAGGTCCTCGATCTCAAGAGCTTCCGTCATCGCGCTCCGATTCCAGGAGGCCGAGCAGCGCCCGGAGCTCCTGTTCGGTCATGTCCTCGATCCTCTTTAGGCCGAGCACGTGCCGGTCCACGATCAGCCCAAGCACCTTGGCCTTGCCCATGGTGGCCTGCACAGCGGCGCTGGCCGACTTGTTGACGCGCGCGAATTCGCGGTCGTCGTCGAGCTGTACGGCAATATCCGCCACCGTCACGATGGTCCGCTCGGCCGCCTGTTCCTTGAGATACCTCATACGGCCGCGAATATGCTCCTTGAGGGCGAGCCGGTTGGCGCCCTGCTTGGTCCCGTTATAGCCGGCCTTCCTGTACGCCTCCAACTCCCGCAGGCCCGCCGCGAGATGCCGGCAGAACGCCTCGTGGCGCGCCTTGGGGAGGGGTTGCGAGGGATCGAGTGCCTTGCTCATGCCGCCGCCCGGATCAGCACTTCGCCCTGGCCGTAGCAGGCCACGTCGCCACCGGCGTCTGTGACCGCGAGGGTTTGCCAGAAGACCCCGGACTTGCCGGCGAGATCCGCCGCCGCGATGGCAACCGCCGCGTTCCCGTCGGTGAGCGTGACACCTCCGGCCGCGCTGGTCTTCTCCAGGACGGGGTTCCCCTTGAATGGCTTGCGGCCCCGGCGCGGCACGGCGCGGTAGAGCTTCCATGCCGCCGACATGCCCCCGACGATCTCGAGGGTGTCGCCGTTGTCGGCGAAGAGCCCGATGCCCAGCGTGAGGTCTGTGCCGGCCGCGTGCTCAATCGGCGGGAAGCGCGTGATGCTGCGCATGGGCGCCTCCTAGACGTTGTGGCTTGGCTTCCAGCCCCGCAGCGAGGCGCCGAAGTCGAGTTCGACGAATGACGCATCCCTGCCGGTCAGGACATAGCCCCCCGCCTCGGCCTGCAAGACGTGGTGCCACGCAAGCCCGGCGTCCTGACCAGCGAGCGTGTGGCTGCCCTGGCCCGCGATGAGGGCGTGCCCCCAAGCGAGCCCGGCGTCGTTCCCGGTGAGCGCGTAGGACCCCTGTTCGGCGACGAGTGTGTCGGATGCCATCGATCAGGAAAGCTGGAACAGCCCGTCCGCGTCGTCGAAGTCGATGCTGTAGGTCTCGGTGTCGGCGAGCGTCACGTCGGAGCCGTGGTCGTAGAAGGCGATCAAGGGGTCGGCCGGGGAGACGGGCGTGTCGTTGTAGACCACCACGTAGCGGAACGTCGCCACCGCGCCCGAGGCGGTTAGCACCAGGTCCGTGAGGTTGAGCTCGTAGACGCCGCCGGTTTGGCCCGACGTGTTGGTGGTGATGTTCCTGGTCGAGAGGTTGGTGTAAGCGATCTCGGTCAGGTCCGCGAGAACGGAGTTGCCCGCCACCGGGGCGTTGGCCGCCGCCGTCAGCGCGATCACGAGCTGGTCGGCGCTCAGGTCATGGACCTTGTGCGCGAGGTCCTCGACGAACTGGTTGAATTTGGTGTAGGTGGCCAAGGCGCCCTCCTATCCGATGGTCTCGGTGACCGAGACGTGCGAGGCGTCGTTCTGGACGGTCCCGGTGTCATCGACCTCCATGCGCTTGCCACAGGTCTTGCAGAGGACGAATCTGATCTTGGCCCGCCCGCCCGCGTCCACCGCCGCGATCTCGAAGGACGCGCCCCCACAGGAATGGACCACCCGCTGGGGCTTCACCCCCGCCAGTGGATGAGGCAGATGGAGCGTGCGGTTGCGGCGGGGGAAGGCGACGCGCGGGCCTTCGGCCATGGTTAATACCGCCCCCCGCCCTTCTTGGCCTTCCCGCGCTTGGGGCGCGCTGGCCCCCGGGCGAATTCGCGGGCAACCTTGGCCGATGGGCATGCCTTCATCGCCTTCCTCCGGCCCTTGGCCGTCATGCACATGGCCATGAAGTTGCGCTGGCGTTCTGAGACGGCTGGCATGGGCTACCCCTAATCTTCCGGCGGCTCGTCGGCGCCGAGCATGATATCTCTGGCGTCTATGCGGCTCAGGCTGCGGTCCACCCCGCGCTTGCAGAAATCGCCCAGGAGCTCGCACGGGACCACGTCACGGCAATCCCAGGCCACGTCGCCGCCCCCGTCCTCGCGCCAGACGAACACCGCGTAGCCCACCATCCCCGGGTTGCGGGAGGCGAGCCGCTTGGCCGCGCTCGCCACGTCATGCCGGGCCTGGCGCTGACGCCGGCGGGCGAGATTCGTCTTGTGGACGGTGAGGCTGACGACGCGGGGGCGGCTTCGGGGTGCTGCCATCTCGCCTCCTCGCGGGCATGAAAAACCCGCCGCGGGATCTATGCGACCCGGTTAACGTACCATAATTCAGGCTGTAGACTTCGGCTTATAGATCGGAGGTCGAGATGCCTGAACCCGCTGCCACTCAAATATTGCGGACCACGGTTGTAGACGACGGGCCGAACGCCGCACGCGTCGAGCTAACAATAGCCGACGCATCCACTCTCGAAGCGGCAACCGAGTCCGTTGTTCTGTCGGTGCGGGTGCTCGTGTCGAGTGAGCCAGCTCTGCGCGAAATAGCGGGAGCGTTGACGGCACAAATAGGGCTCGCCTCTGTGGACTTGGACGCGCCGGGCGAACGGCATCCATTGCCCGATAAACCCGCGATACCAGACTTCCTTCTGAATCCCAGCCCCAGCGAAACCCAACTAGGGAGGCGGCCTTAACCCCCGCCTCGATCATCTCGGGGGTAATCTCAACCTCGGGAGGCTCAACGTCCGCAATGTCTTTGGCAGTATCGGGTTTCATGCCTGGTGCGTTAACCGGATAGTTCCCGGCGTTCTCATCGAAACCATCGAAGCAAGAGTAGGGTTAATGGGGAGCGGAGGCGCTTACAACGCTGTGTCTTATTCATGCCCACGCTGCCACGCGGTATTAGGTGTCCAAATGGACCCTGTGGCGTTGAATGCCGACCTTCTGGATCGTCTTCGGAAAGGGCGGTAGCTACGGTGTTTGCATTTGAGTTTTGCGCATCGATATTAAGCATTGCCCTCTCCTCCAAAAACCCCGGCTCACTTGGCCCGGGGCTTGCGCTTCCGTCCTTTGGGCGCGATGCGTAAGTGCAAGCAAATCCGCAACCAGTTTGCTCATTGCCACTGGATAGATTTTGCCAAAGAGGGATTGTATTTCACCAACATGGAGGACGCCGCAGCCTCTAGCGGGGGGGTGCCAATTTTAGAGTTCCGTCACGTAGACCCGCCCCTTCTAAAGACGCACGAGGCTTATTTCTGCTACACCTCCGATTGCCTTACCTATCTCGCCGCAGAGAGTCAAAGGCGTCGATGTCTAATTGGTTCACACCCGCACTCATGGCCGAAAAAACAAGAGCCACCGATTCCTTATAATCCTCCAGAGGAACACCCACTCCCAGAGAATTGGCTAGAAAGTCTCGGCCTTTCTTCAAAGCCTCCGGGGAAGGGTAATTCTTAGCGCCAGCCTGTCGGCTCTTATCTGTATCGGGCTTCTGCATTTGTCAAGTACACAATGCCCGGCGCACCGGGCGGGGTCACAATTCGATACCGTAGGAACCTTGTCTACTTTGCGGTTATGAATCCGTCAAGGATTTTCTGCGCTTCCGCTGGTACTCCCGCATGTAGGCGCGGTACTTAGCGGAGTTCCGCGCGCGCCACCTGAGCGCCTTCTCGACATTCTTCCGCCGGCGCTCCTCGACCGCGTCAACCGTCTGTTCGTTTACCTGTTCGTTTACCTGGGGTGCTGTAAGTTTACTCGGCGCGCTCAAGCACGGCCGCCCGCACCACACCGTTGAACTACATACCGGGCATCGCTCGGCCAGCCTCACCCCGCCCTCCTCACCGCCCACAGCGGCATCCGCCCGGCGTATCGACGCAGCGCGCGGCATATCTCGCCCTCGGACGCCCCCCCGGGCGGCTCCCCTTCCACGACTACCCTCAGCACCGCATCCACGATCCTAGAGCCGGTTTCAGCCACCCAGGGCAGGTATCGCCTGGCGTGGGCCCGGGCCAGTTCCTCAGGAATCTCGGCGCGCCGGCCCCCGCTCGACCGCGTGTAGCTCATCCCCGTCATCATCGCGTCTCGGCAGACTGCGGTGTACACGTCCCGGATCTCGTAGGCCGCGGCCAGCCCGGCGCCGTCGAGCCTCCCAAGATCGGCGAGCGCCTTCAACGGGTCGGGCCGCTGCTTCGCCACCGTCTCTGGAGTCGGGTTGGCACGCTCCTCCACGTCGGCCCGGCCACGCCTGGCCTCCCGCTTCCGCCAGCCCCTCGACTTCGGCCCCCGTGCCATTACCCTGCACCCCGCCCGGGCCGCCGCTTCCACGCCCCCCGCGCCCCCAAGTCGCCATTCGTCACCCGCGATGCCTCCGCGTCCATGCCGGTATCTCTGCCGCCCCTACCCAGCCTTGGCCCTGAGCTCGGCGATCTCGGGATCGGTGAGCGGGCGCCCCGAGAACTTGCAGCACCACCTCCCGCCCTCGCCGATCTTGACGCCCGCCGGCAACCCCGGATCATGCCCGCGTTTCAGGCTCGCCTCGACCCATGATACCGGATCGGCCCGCTTCTCCGATTGACACGCCCCGATCAGATTCACCACCCGCTGAGCGTCGTCCTCCGCGGACTTGAGCCAGCGGCCCATGAGCGCCCTGAGCTTCCCAGGCGGTTTCCCCTCGAGCTTCGCCAGCCAGTCGAGGCACTGGCCGAACAGCAGCGCCCGCCAGTCTCCGTTCGGCGGTCGCAGCATCGCCAGCGGGATTTCCAGCGTCGAATCCAGTCCCACCGTTCCCGGGGGTTTCTCACGTTCGCTTGCTTTCAAGCTCGAAGGCGCGCCAGCGCTCGTCGAAGATCCCGACCGAAGGGAGGGATCTGAGACGGAAGGTTCTGGTTGTGAAGGTGAAGGTGAAGGTGCATCGATTTGCCTATGGCTAATTGATGGCTCTGCTATAGCACTGCCATTGGGTGTGCCATTAGGTATGCCATCTTTTTGCCATCGTCTTTCCGCCCCCTTCTTGCCTGCCTCTACCTTCGCTTTTATGTTGCACAGGGCCTTGGCGAGTTCCTGGTCCACTCTCTTATGCCGGAGAACCCCAGCCTCACACTGGAACAAGCGGATGATCTTAGGCCGCAGCGCGAGCCATTCCTTCTTGCTATCGCAGCACGCGATGCGCCAGAGTTCGTCATCATCGTCGTTTAGGGGCTGGCCGGTGCACCAGTAGTGCTTTATCAGCATGAGATAGGCCCCATGGCCGGTCGCATTCAAATGGCCGGTGTCACGGGCGTAATCGCCCCAATACATAGGCATCCAGGTGTCCGGTCTTGCGCCGCTCATAACCCCCCCACCAAGTCCATGCCGGCCCGCCCTTCTTCCTCGCCGCGGCGCTCCAGGTCGGTAATCAGGCTTCTCGAATCGTCATAGAACACCCTGCGCCAGCCGGTCGGTCCCATGCGGTTCTTCGCCACCCCGAGATCAAGGAGATGGCGTACCTTGTCCATGCGCTCCTCCCATGCCGCGTGCTCGGATTCGTTGGTCCGGTCCGGCTCGGTCTGGCGGAGGTAGTATTCCTCGCGGTAGAGGAACATCACGATGTCGGCGTCCTGTTCTATCGATCCCGATTCCCGCAGATCCGAGAGCCGGGGGCGCTTGTCGTCGCGGCTCTCCACCGCCCGGGAAAGTTGGGAAAGCCCAACCACAGGCACGTCGAGTTCGTTTGCCAGGGCCTTGATATCCCGGGTGATCTCGGTGACTTCCAGGACGCGGTTCTCCCGTGGCCGGAGGGGTCGGACCAACTGCATGTAGTCGATCACCAGGAGCGCGATCCGGTCCTTCTGCCTGAGCCTCCTGGCCCGGGCCCGGACCTGTTCGATGGTGGCCCGCTCGGTGCAATCGAGCGCGATGGGGAGGGCCGCCAGGGAGGTCCTGGCCTCCACCAGCCGGGAGAAGTCGTTGTCGGTGAGGTCGCCCTTTCGCATCTTGTCCGTGGATATCCCCGTCCGGCGGGCGAACAAGCGCTGGGCGATCTGGCTCCCCTTCATTTCAAGAGAGACGATTAACACCGGATTCCCGGCGGTGGCGACATTGTGGGCGATGGCGCAGGCGAGCTCGGTCTTGCCCATGGACGTGCGGCCGGCGATGACGACGAACTGCCCGCCCTGCAACCCCCCGATCAACCCGTCCAGGGCCTTCAACCCGGTGGACAGGCCGACGATCCTGCCTTCGTTCTGGTAGGCGTCCTGGGCCGCTTCGAGGGCCTCCGCGGCGTAGCCCCCGAGCGATCCGATCTCCGTCCGGTGCGGCCCCTCGGTCAGTCCCTCGATGTCGGAGACGTGAAGGGACAGGGCCTCGCGGAAGTCCGGCCAGGCGGCCGGGTCCGCCGCCTTCTCGGCCAGTTCCTCAGCCATGATGAGGGCTTGGCGCCGCTGCCATGAATCGTATACGGCAAGGCCGTAGCTCTTGAGCCCGATCACGGAAGGCGTCGAGCCCACCAGCCGGACGAGATATTTGGCGCCCCCGGCCTCCTTGAGCGATTCGTCGTGCTCGAAGGCCGGCCTGAGCGTCAGCGGGTTGGCTACCTGCCCATCCCTGATCTGTGCCGCGATGGCCTTGTAGATTCGTCCGTGGACCGGCTCGTGGAAATGCTCCGGCCGGAGATAGCCGGACACCACCGGGAAGGCGTCGTTATTCAGCATCAGCGCACCGAGGACGGCCTGCTCGGCCTCATGGTGGTGGGGCACCTCGCCCATGGGTCTGGGGTCGGTGGCGGTCATGCGGTCGCCCTGCTGGACAAAGGCGTTTTGGATTCCGATTGGGGGCCGGGCCCGGGCAGCGTGAAGACCCAGCGGCCGGCCGCGTCCCGCTCGGCCCCGACGCCGTGATCCTCTTGGAGCCGGCGCACCAGCCACGGAATCGAGGCGGGGTCGCACTCGATGGCGCTCGCGAGGGCATCGGCGTCGACGATGGCCGTTCCGCCCGCGTCCGCGATGACGCGGATGAAGTCCAAGGCCTCTGCCGGCAGGTCCGGCCCGTTGGCCCCGGGGCTTTCGCCGGCTTCTTCCGCGGCTTGCGCGGGCGGCGCATCGATCTCTTGGACGACGCGCTCGATGTCCAGAGGGCGGGGCACTTCGACATGCACGATCTCGCGGGTGCCGCCCAGCACGAAATCGGCCATCCGCTCGGCCAGCGCCAGCATTTGCCCGTCTTCCTCGGGGCCGGGGTGCCGCTCGAGCGCGATCTTGAGGCACTCGGCCCGGATCGCCTGGGGGGTGGGGGCTGTCATGTGACCCCCCCGAATTTGCCAACTTCATAGCCGAATGCGTCCCAGCCCCTGCGGCGGGAGCGGGCGAATAGTTCCAGATAAGGGCCCTCAACGAGTCGCTCTATACGTTCGTAGATGCAGTCTGGCTTGCGGGAGTGCTCTCGGCGCGGTTCCAGAATCGCTTGGCGGACATCGGCGTTGACGCGCTTGGGGCGGCCGCGCGTTCCCAAAAGACAGACTTCCGAGTTGGCCCGCGTCCAATATCCGCAGCCCATTTGGTCGCGCATGTCGTCGGGGAAAAGTGGAAGCGCGTTGCCCTTGAACCACGCGAAGGCGCAGGTCTTGTAAACGAAGCCCCATGCATCCATGACCATGAATGCATCATCAAGCATCGGCCAGGAAACCCATAGAAACAAACATGAATCCGTGGCACTGACGTCGCCCACGGGCAGCGCGCAAATATCCTCGGTTGCCATCGTGGTATAGTGCATCGGCATTCCCTTGGGCGTGCGCCAATCCGGGCATTTCTGGCGCCCGTTCTCGTTGTATGTGGCGAAGTGCCACGGCGGGTCCGCTAGGATGGCGCCGTATCGCAAGGCTTGGGTATCGACGGTCATCCCCCCTCCCCCGCCAGCAGTGTCTCCACCGCCTCCTTCACCCGGGCTGTCTCGGCACCGATATCGCCTTCATTCGAGAGGCGCGCGGCGAAGGCATGGGTCCCGTAGATGATGGTGGTGTGGTCGCGCCGCCCGAAGTGGAACCCGATTACGCCGTAGGACTTCCCGGCGTGGTGGCGGCACATCCAGTAGGCCATCTGACGGGGCCATGCGATAGTGCGCCGGCGGGAATGGCCCTCGAGCTCCTCGACGCTGACGCCGCAGGACTCGGCCACGGCCTGCTTGATGGTGCGGAGGGTGGGTCGGGTCATGTCTGCGACGATCATGCCGCCCCCTTCGCGAACAAGGGCGTTGCGGCCTCGAGGCGGAAACCCTTGTCGAACCGGGCCTTGGTGTAGGCCCACACCGCGGCGGCATCGGCGGCGTTGTGGTCGGGCACGTCCCAGCCCAGCATCCGGCACCGGCCCATGACGGCTTCCTTGGGCTTTGCCGGCCGGCCGGCGCCGACGAAATGAGCCCGCACCGTCTGGATATGGGCGGAGAAGTAGGCGACGTTGCGCGAGGTCGCCATCATCTCGCACATCGCGCCGAGTCCGATCAGGAGCGTCCCAGTGTTCTTGTTCATCGGGACGTTGCCGAAGATCGGCGCCTCGTAGGCCACCAGCCCCACGTCATGGGCGCCGATCATCTCGTAAAGCCATTCGGAGAAGCGGAGGAAGGAAAGCCCCCGCGCCGATCCCTTCGACGCGAGGGTGTAGGTGCCCGCTATCGGCGGACAGGTGTTCGGCCCGTCCACCGCAAACCCGGACCTTGTGGCGAGATCGAGCGCGAGCACCCGCATCGATCTTCCCCCCTTTGGCTAATGCGTGGTGGCGTCCGCCTGTTCGGTTTCGGTGTCGTGCGCCGCCGTCTTCTCTTTCAGGAAATTCGGGCGCGGGTCGTCCTTCTCGCCCTCGCCGCGCTCAGGGTCCTTGAAGAGGTCCGCCTGGTGGCCGATGCCGCGGGCCATGAACTGCTCATGGACGGCGTCCATGTAGGCGTCCCGGTCCTCGCCGTCCTTCTCGGCGATGCGCTGGGCGTAGTTGAACGCCTCGACCGAGATTCCGGCGTCCTTGAGCCGCTGGCGGATGTCGCCTGCCCGCTCGTTGAGCTCCTGGCGCTCGGCCTTGATCGCGCGCATCCCGGCGGCGCACTCGTTGGTGATTTCGGCCCGGGCTTTGAGGTTGTGGCCGAGCCGCGTTCCTTGCGCGCCCAGATCCTCGGCCTCCGCCTTCTTGCTTCTGCGTGTCCTTCGTGCCATCGGAGTGTTCTCCTTCAAAGAGTTGGTCCGGCGCTTCGGGGCGCGGCGCGCCGGGGTCCGCTGCCTAGCCGGGGGTGCGGCTTGCCCCTGCGCCATCCCGCCCCGAGGTAGGGAAAAGGCTGGGCGGCGGTTCCGTTCTGTAGATGCCGTCGGGGTGCAGAAACTCGGTGGCAAATTTCCCCGACGCGATCTTGCGCCGCCGTTCCATCGGGCGGAGCCGCAAGAAGCCGGCGGAAATCCCCGTAGCCTCAGCGTAGGTGACGAGTCGGCTCATCGCATCGTTTCCATCCAATCCGCGAATCCAGCCATGGGGCCATCGCCACGCAGCGCATCCACGGCCATGAAAGCGCCGCCCACGACGGCCCCGCCGATGAGGATGGCGAGCCAGAGATGCAGGGCAAGGCGGAGGTAGCGGGTCATGGCTTCCGCTCCATCAAATCGCGGTACGCCGCGAACAGCCCGTGCAACTCGCGCTCGAACGCCGGGTCCAGGTCGGCCTCCATTTGCAGGACGCGGCGGACATAGGCTTTCAGCGTCGGGCATTGCTGGGCGGCGCGCAGGAACGCCACCACGCCGGGAAGGTTCTTCCCCTCGTAATGGCCCTTCGCGGTGCGGGCGTTGGAATCCTCGATCTGCGCGAGCCGCTTCCGCGCGTCACGCTCGGCGCCGAGGTCGATCACCACGGCGCGCTGGAACTCGCCCAGCACTTCGTCGTAGGTGAGCGGTGGCGGCGCGAGCGCGAGCGCCGCGGTCATCGCGCTGTCCTTCCGGGGCCGAGATTTTCCGCCCGTCCCTGGGTGAAACCGCTTGACGCGATTTCCGGGCGACTGTGGCATAGGCTCTCTCCATGATGGTTGTCATGGGAGGGAAACGACGCATCGAAGCCCCGCGCGGCGGCAACCACGTGGGGCGAATCACCGAAAGCATTGTCGTAAGGATCGGGCTCGGGCGCGGAGAACAGTTTGCCGAGCCCGGCCAAAGTGTCGAAGAACGTGGCAATGGGAACGGCGCCGCCGGTATTATCCAGCAGCGCCGCCCCGGCCCGCATCGCCCTGTGAAGGACGCGGGCCATCCCCCCCAGGACCAGCTCCGGGAGATCAGCGGCGCGGTCGAACGAGGGGGAAGAAATCATGCGGCCTCCGGGCTGGGGGCCGGCTCTAACGGGTAAATATCGGGTCGAAGCTCATGCCGAGGAATTCCGGTAACCCTTTCTATTTCAATGACTCTTTCGGCCGGGACCTTCCCTCGTTCCCATTTGCACAGAGCTGGGGGTGTCACCCCAAGCCGAGCGGCCAAATCGGCCTGCGTTAGCTCGGCCTCCCTTCGATATCGAATGAGTGCGCTTTCCATACTGGAATGGTTTCCATATCGGAAACTGTGTGTCAAGCATTAAGATTTCCAGTCCGGCCATTTGGCGGTTCGGGGCCAAGGGTTAAGATTAACCTATGGTTACTAGAATCGGCCCCCGGCGCCCCTTCCGGCTCTACATCAGGGAATGGATCGAGCATAAGGAGCTCGAGCAGAAACAAGTTGCCGAGCGGATGGGCTGTGAACCCGGCACTCTCTCTAAGCTGATTTCCGGCAAAATGCGCCGTACAGACGAATGGCTGGCCGCCATCGCCTACGCCCTCGATATTGACGTGGAGCGGCTATTCCAGGACCCGAATTTGCCTACCCAAGAGGACCTCTTGCGAGGGCTCCCTGAGGAAAAGCGGAAGGAAGTTACCCGGGTAATCCGGGTTCTCACCGGAACCGACGCCTGACAGAAATTTCCGGTTCGGAAACTTTTTGCTTGACTATCTGATTTCCGTAATGGAAACTGCCCCCATCGTACTAACCGGAGATGGGGCCATGCCCGCCACCCTCGACAACTTCCGCGGCATCAACGCCGACACCAGCGGCCCCGTTCAGGGCTTCGGCCCGGGGAAGGCGCTGGGCTTCTGCACCCCGTTCTGGTCTTTCATCCCGGCCCAGGTCGGCCCCGGCACGGTGGCCAGCCTTGAGGCGAAGGGGCTGATCGAGACCCACAACGGCGTCGGAACGCCCGAGGCGGACCCCGACCAATGGCGCCTCACCGCGCCGGGGCTGCGCGCGCTGGCCGATGCGCGGGAACACGCAGCCTAATGACACCCGCCATGCTCAACCCGAAGGCCCACGATCCCCACCCGGGGGCCGATGAGGCCGAGGCCCTGCCGCTCCACCGCGATCCCGACCGGATCCTGACCTTCGCGCGCTTCCACTGGACGGGGGTACCGCACTGGGTCCCGCCGGACATCCTCGAGGCGCTGCGCGACGAGGGGCTTGTGGAGGTCGCGCTCGACACCTTCGACAACGGGCACGGGGACCTGGACGTGATGCAGCGCTGGCGCCTGACCCGCAAGGGCCACGTCCGGCAGGGCAGGATCAAGGCGCGGGGGAACGACTAGGTGCCCGACATCCACAACGACATCTTCCTCGTCATGGCCCGCGAATCGGCGGCGCTTGGCGATCTTGTTTCAGGGCTCGTGCCGGTTCCCGAAAGGACAGCCGGCATGGGAGAGGGCGGCGGCAGCGCTGAAAGCAGAAGCGCTCGATCTGTGCGGTGGTTCAGCCGGGATAGCGACCCGACGCCAGCGCAGATCGGCGGTAACGGGGCTGAAGGACCAAGGGTATCCATGGACCCCCTCCCCACCGACAGCCGGAGTAGCGCCAGGCCCGCCGCCCTCACCTGTTTCCACTGCCGCGCCTGGCCGTGCCGGTGCGGGGTGCCCGCCGAGAGCCCGCCGGAGGCCGCATGACCCACCGCCCCGCCCCCGCCGATCTCGACCGCTCGCTCCTTGACCGCTGCATGGAGGCGCAGATGCGCCGCAACCATGTGCCCGAGCGGAAGAAGCACGGACCCCTTTGGGCGTGGATCGTCGCGCCGTTTCTGACGGCTCTCAGCATGGCCGTCCTGATCGGAGAACTGGTGAAATGAACGATATGGCTGACCAGACATCAACCGCCGTGGCCCCGCTTGAGGAGGGCCAAGTACCGGCCCCCGCCGAGGCGACAACAATCCTGCTAGTGATCGAGCGGGCCGCGCAGAATCCTAACGTCGATATCGACAAGATGGAACGGCTCCTCCAAATGCACGAGCGCATCATGGCCCGACAGGCCGAGGCTGATTTCAACGCAGCCATGATGGAGGCGCAATCGGAGATGCAGCGCGTTGCGGCGGACGCGGCCAACCCGCAGACCCGAAGCAAGTACGCTTCCTACGCGGCCCTCGACAGGGCCCTCCGGCCCATCTATACGCGCCACGGCTTTGCCGTCTCCTTCGACACCGAGCCCGCAGAGGGGGAGGCCATCACGGTTGTCGCCCACGTCTCCCACCGCAACGGCTTCACCCGGACTCACCGGGCCATCATGCCGGCCGATGGTAAGGGGGCGAAGGGCGGCGACGTTATGACCAAGACCCATGCGGTCGGGTCAGCCATGACCTACGGGATGCGCTATCTCCTCAAGCTCGCCTTCAACATTGCGACGGGTGAGGACGACGATGACGACGGCAACGCGGCGGGACGGGAACCGATCACAGCAGCGCAGAAAGAACAGATCATCGGGCTCATCCGCGAGACCGAGACGGACACCGCGAAATTCTGCGCCTACATGAAGGTGGCGTCCGTGGACGAGATCAGGGCCGAGGATTTCGGCCGCGCCATCGAAGCGATCAACCTCACTTGGGAGGCGAAGAAGAAGAAACGCGCCGCCGAGGCCGCGAAGGAGACGACCGATGCCTGAAATCGTACAGGGCAGCCTCGAATGGGTACAGGCCAGGCTCGGCAAGGTCACGGCCTCTCGGGTCGCGGACGTGATCGCCAAGACCAAGACGGGATGGGGCGCATCCCGCAAGAACTACATGGCCGAGCTGATCGCGGAACGCCTCACCGGCCAGCCTGGCGACACCTACACCAATGCGGCGATGCAATGGGGGCTCGATACAGAACCGCAGGCCCGCGCGGCCTACGAATTCTTCCGCGATGCAACGGTGGAGGAAGTCGGGTTTGTCGAGCACCCCACGATCCCGATGACCGGGGCTTCACCAGATGGTCTGGTCGGCGAGAATGGCCTTGTCGAGATCAAGTGCCCCAACACGGCCACCCACATCGACACGCTCCTATCTGAAACCATCCCGGCGAAATACGTCACGCAGATGCAGTTCCAAATGGCGTGCGTTGGCCGGAAGTGGTGCGACTACGTTTCCTTCGACCCGAGGATGCCGGAGCACCTTCGCCTGTTCGTCAAGCGGGTCGAGCACGACGATGCCAAGGTAAAGGAGTTGGAAGCGGCAGTGCTCGAATTCCTGGCCGAGCTTGACGCCACGCTCAACAAGCTGGCGAAGGTGGCCGAGCCGCCGCCAATCCTGATGGCGGGCTAAGACGATGCCCGGGCTCCCGATCATCTACGAGGCAACGGAGGACGGCCTTGTGCCCCTGCCCCGGTTCCAGAACCTCTATGCGGCCGAATTCACGCCGGGCGGCCTCTACAAGATGGCAGAAGTGGAGGACCGCGACATGCGCTCGCACCGGCATTTCTTCGCCTCCGTCCGGGAAGTCTGGATGAATCTTCCCGAGCAATTGGCCGCGCGCTTCCCCAGTCCGGATCATTTACGGAAATGGTGTCTGATCGAGGAAGGCTATTGCAAGTATGTCGAATTCGCCTGCAAGGACGCGAAAGCCGCCCGCATCGCCGCCGCATCGGTGCGGGCCGCGGACCAATACGCCGTCATCAAGATCGACCGTGACGTGGTGCGCATCTGGACGGCCGAATCGCAGTCTGTCCGGGCGATGGGCAAGGAGCGGTTCCAGAAGTCGAAGTGGGACGCACTCAACCGTCTTGCCGCCATGGTGGGGGTGAGCGCGAAGGAACTACGAGAGAACGCGGGGGAGGCGGCCTAGGATGGCGGGCGCTTACATAACCAAGATTGCGCGGGATATCGGCAACCGGCACCCGGGCCTTAAAGATGGCATTGGAGTCGAGGGCATCGCCATTGTCATTGAGGAAGCATTTGATGCGCACGGCATAGTCCAGCGATTGGCAGAACGCTTAAGCGACCGATCCGCCCGCCGTTTCGAGCAGTTCGATCCATATCAGGGGTACAGCGAGAAAATGCGCGAGTTCGCGGAAGATATGGACCTCTGGACGCTTGAACAAGTGATTGTGCGCGTCATGTGCGAGATCGACCGCAAGAGGCGCCGCAACCACGATGTGCGCGCTATGGCCGAGCAGCGTGGTATTACATGATCCTCCCTCGCCGCAGGAAGCCGCCCAAGATGGGCTCCCGCGAGCCTCCGCAATTGCGCTCGCCCTCGCACCTTGCCTGGGTAAGAGGCCACGAGTGCGCCATCAAGAACTGCGATGGGCATGTTTGCTCGGGCAAGATCGAGGCGGCGCACGTCAGGACGGGAACCGATGGCGGGACAGGGGTGAAGCCCTCGGATCGGTACACCATCCCGTTGTGCGGGGCTGCCCATGATCTACAGCACCGGATAGGAGAGCCACGCTTCGAGAGACGCTACCGCATCAACATGAAGCAGATGGCCGATGAACTATGGCTGCGCTCCCCGGCGCGGCAAAGGATGGAGAGGCTGCATCGATGACGACGTTGATGCCCCCCCCGCCACGCCGGTCGCCGGGATCGCAGATCCACTTCGCGGTGGCCAAGACGCCCGAGGGCCCGATGCTGTTCTATCGGTGGCTCTCGCCCGCCGACAGGCGCCCGTCGCATTGGTCGGCGGTCGCGCTCGAGGACATGCCCGTGGTCCTCCCCGTCCTCGGCAAGGCAGGGTGGACGCTCACGCTCGCCCATGTCCCGCCGCCGACCGAGGGGATGGCGTATCGGTGGGAGACGGCGGGCGGGCGGGCCCACGGCGGCATGATCCGCGCCGAGACGATGATGGCTTCGACGCCGGAATCCCCCTTCGTGCTCTACGTGCCGGGGGTCGGGTGATGGCCGGCGATCCCTACATCGAGGTCGATCTCACCGTGGTCGAGATTCGCGACCGCTCGGTGCGCGTCGAGACCGAGGACGGGACCACCGCCTTCG